CCTGAGGAGTAGTAGCTTGTATCTGGTCTTGGTTCCCGTATAGCTTGTGGGTCTGAAACTGGATACATACCTAGCTGCAACTGCGGTTGGTCTGGGTCCCAACAACTAGGACATACCTTCACATTATAAATCTTTGTCTTTAATACTTGCTTCTTTAGTTCCTTAAGCTTATAGCGCTGACCGCATCGGTCACACTCCGCAATTGCCCATTTACCCGACGCATACTTTTCTGGCATGGTCTACCTCAATAGAACATTTGGCGTGGAACATACCTATCAGAAGCTTTTTCTCTATCCTCTTGTGAAGCTAATAACCATTGTTGCTCGTACTCAGACTTTAAAAACAACACTCTTTCTGGGGCAACTTCTGGTTTCTTAGCCGCAATCATGAACGCTAAACCGGCTACCAAACACGTAATTAAACGGAATGGGATGTCTTGTACATTAACACCATCACCAGCATTTTGTAAACGACGTAAACGCCAGTAGACAAATGTGTAAGGACCACCACCATCACCTGTAGGCCAGACGTTGACGTTAGGTAGGTTTAGAACTGTAATAGCTTCAGTTGTTGTATGTGTTGCTGCCGTTGTTCCGTTCTGTGCACGAAAGCAATTTAAAAGCTGTTTGTTTGCTGTATCTACGTTTTGATACGATATGATCTCAGTACCAATCTGAATAAAGCCTGTTGTTGCAAGTTCTTCTACAGAAGTTAGGGTTAGTGTAGTAGCTGTTGCACTGATGTTTGCAGATAGCTTAGCAGTGATAGTGTTTTGCTGTCCTGTCTGGCGGTTAATCCAAACTTGAATTGGTCGGCCCTGTGCATTCTTAGTCGGTATTGTGGAATAAGTAGACTCGGAAATACGGCTAATATTAATATCAACTTGGGTTTGGTCTGAGCCAGTACGGATAACTTGGTCTAAAAGGTCGATTGTATCAACAGGGATAGCGTACATAGCCTGCCCTGTATTAATAGTAATTTGCCCCTGCTCAATAGTCCACAGGTTAATGCCTCGGTTGGCCCACTCAATAGTCAGTAAGTTTAAAGAGCGACGAGCAGTACGCATATCGTAACCCGAACGCATCTCTAAACCTGCACGTTCAAATGCTTCCTCAATTAACTCAGTGAGGTCAAGGTCAAAATCTGATAAGCCTGACGTATATGCCATTATTTAACTTTTCTGTACTGTTTTACTTTTGCTTTTACTTTTGCTGGCTGGGGCACGAACTGCTTTCCTTGTGCTTTCCCCGCTCGTTTTGCTCGTGTTGTTGCTGCGTACTCCTGCGGGCTTAGGGACTCGATTGCTTTTTTTGGCAGGTACCGCTCGCCTGTTTCGGACGACTTCTTCCCCGACTTGGTTGTCCATTTCTGATCGCCCCAAGCCTTGAGGCTGCGCTGTGATTTTGCTAATGCCATTAAGTAATCTCCAGAACCATTTAATCACGATAACCACCACCAGCAGCTTTGTAGCGTTTAGCCATTACTTGTGCTTTACGGGCTGACCATTGACCTGCGCCAGTACCTACAATCGCAGCGGCTTTAACGCTGTTAAAAATTCGTTTACGCAACTCAGGTTTAGTGTAGTTGCCTGCTTCATTTACTTTAGACTTAGTTTTACCGCCTTCAGCATACATGTCCGCCGCAGTTAATGAGCCAGGTTTAGATAGCAACTTCTTAGCCATGGCCGATGCAGTACCACCTTTAGTAGTAACAACTGACTTTGACCCCTTACCCACCTTACCGCCCTTAGCGTATTCAGTAAAGTCGGTTTTATCCTTGCGCGCTTTCTTTTTCGCACCAGGCATTTTAGAAGGGGCTATATCGCCCATCCCACGAGCGGGTCTCATGCACGAGTCCTACCACGAATTGCACAACCATCAGCACGTTTAGAAGCGGAAGAACGAACTGCACCGCCAGCTCTTTTTGAAAGGGCTCTCTCCATTTTTTCTTGGAAGCCAGTCTTTTCTGAATTGGTTCTAGCTACTGGAGTAGGTTTTGATTCAGCTTTAGGTTTTGGTGCTGCTGCTTCAGAGCGCTTAGGGCCGGTCTGTTCAAATCTAGCTAATGGGTCATAGAGTTTAGGAGCTTTAAAGCCTAATTCGCTAGCATCTACCTTTTGAGTTCTGGCTTTTGTATTGCCACCAGCTTCTGTAAACGACTTAGGTGCAGATACGTCTTTACCTTTAACAACGTCTTTAGCTTGTTGTACTGGATTAGCTTTTTCTTTTGCTTCGGCTTTAGGCTCAGCTTTTGGTGTCGGCGCTTCTGCTTTAGGCGTTAATTTTTCCGCAGTCTTTTTAGGAACTGAAGCTTTCATTTCTGAATCGTATAAATCACCGTATTCGTTACGCTTAATTGAGCCTTTAACTGTACCAGTCTCATCTTCGATATCAGACCCTTTAATGCCTTCAAGACCTTCAACAGATTTCATAGCACGGGCACGAACGCCTTCGTCAATGCTACCACCGCCTTCGTATTTTTTCATCTTTTTCATAACTTTTCCACCCCTTTTATACCCTGCTTGTTCGTACGCTTCGCCCTCACGAGCCGAAGCTGGGACTGATTCTCGCATTTTTAATCCTGCTTTAACATCATCTCTAGCCGCTTTAGCTGCGGTTGTAGATACCCTAGAAAATATATCCTTCTCCCCCTCGATACCTTCTTGGGTTTTCTTGCGGGCAGCGTCTAACTTAGAGGCTTCTTTTTCGGTGGGCTTTCTGTAGTTAGGCATGACTAGCAGCCCTTCATCTTAATCATCGTGCCCTTAGTCTTGCCCTTAGTTTCAATGCCACCACCACGAGCCATCTTCTTAGGCGCACAAGCCATACCGCCTTTTTTAAGGGTAGCTAGATTAGTTTTCTTACCGCCGTGTTGTTGCTTATCGTGCATACCAACGGCTTTTTTAACCATCTTCTTGTCCTGAGCCAGATCTTTTTTCATCTCGCCTTTTTCAGCGTGGGCCGCACCGCCTTCTTTCATAAAGCCCATCTTATTGCGTACGGCTGTAGGTAGCTTAGCTACACCTGGGTTCTTTTTCATATCTACTGGTTTCATCATGCCACCTTCTTTAAATTTTTTGCCTTTGTCGGCGTTGTTAAAATCTTTACCCACAGATTGTGGAACTCCTGCCTTCTTAGCAAATGCAGGGTTATGTGCAATTGCCGCCATAAAATTGTGTTGTTTCTTACTTGTTGATGGCATCTTTTTTACCTAACCAACGTTGAACAGTTTTAGTTTCATATATACGAATAGCCGTCCAGACTATGGTAAAAATAGCGGCGACAGCTGGTAACATATCTGCAAGGGTTCCTAGTACAGTGGCAATTGAAGCAAAGTCAATAATTTGTTTTGTTGCGTCGTCCATACTCATAAATGGGTCTTTCATATTAGCACTTCCACGCTCTTAATGATTTGTTAATACGGCTATCTGGGTCTTTAGCGGTCTTCTCGCTTGTTAGTTTTTTCTTCATGCCTTCCATGCGGGCACAGAAAGACTTCTTCCGAGAGCCGCCTTCCGGTTGCGGCGGTTTTAAGTTCATACCCTGTTTCTTCGCTGATGCTCTCCCCTTGGCGTTCAGTCCGCCGTTGGGGTTCTTGCCTTCTTTTCGAGTCCATGCGGGGGTCTTTGCCATTATGCTGCATCTTTCTTTGCATCAATAGACTTCATTAACGGATATAAATAGTCTTCACCAAAAGCTCCAGCAAACTCTTCCATGCCCATGTGACCTAGTTTAATTGTTGGGTCAATCCATACTTCGTAACCTAATTCTCTTGCGCGGTCACAGAATAAGAAGTCTTCTCCAATGTATTGACCCTCTTTTAAAGCAAAATCAAAGAAAGCAATTATTTCGTCGCCTACCTTTTTTTCATCGTGGTAAAGCCATTCTGGATGAGCGTCACGCAACTTCTCAAATACTTCTCTACGAATTAACATAAAGGCAGTAGCTACACGCTTGGCTTTAACCAAACCCATGTAGTTCATCAAAATGTTCTCTTCTTCATCAGTATCTAATGTAGAGATATAAACTTTGCCTTTTTTACGGGCTACTGGAATACCAGCTACGATACCTTTCTTAGGATCGCTATTCCAAGCCATAAGGCGGAAAATGTCTTCAGCTTCAAAATTGATGTCTGAATCAATAAACATTAAATCTGTGCAGTCCGAGTCTAAAAAGTCTTTAGCAATAAGATTGCGTACACGAGACACCACGGAGCAGCCAGAAATATTGCAAATCTGAATATTTATACCGTGTTGCTGTGCTTGGACGCAAAAAGAAGCCAGCGAAATAGCCAGCTTTGCAGTTACTTTGAAGTCGTAAGTTGGAAGACCTAACATAATCTTCCGCCCTACTAAATCATATGAACCCTGCGCTTGAGTCGTTTCTGACATTTTTTATCCGTAGTAAACGTTAGCAGAAGTTATATTGGACATGTTTAAGTAAATACCGTTTTTAACCAGTATGCCTTCACCGGGAATTATTGCAAAATTACTAAACACATCAGTTGCTCCAATGTCGTAACTAGCTACCCATAATGTTGAATATGCTGCTACTGTGCCCCCTGCAATCGTTCCAGAGTTTATATCTGTGACTGTAAAGGTGCTAGAAGAAGTTACCGTAATAACATAGTTCCCATTTGTACCAGAGCTTCCGCTTGCTGTTGCAAAAGTAATGCCAATTGTAGAACCGTCCGCCAAACCGTGTGCTGACTTGGTAACGGTAATAGTTGTTCCACTTCGTGCGTAAGTAGCTGACACTGGTGCTGTGGCAGTATCAAAAATGTCTAATGTGCCAGCCGTAGCTGAGCCTACCGTAGAAACAGCTTTAAGTCTAGTTCGGCCCAACAGGACAAAACCAGAGTTATTAAGGTGTCCTGCTTTAACGTCAGTTTGCATCATAATTAATCTCCTAAAGATGTAATGGGGGCACTAGGCCCCCTAGATTAATTTTGTGTGCCAGTTGGACGTTGGCTACCATCAGAATTACGAACAGAGTAAGTAACGATAATAGTTGCAGCACCTGTAGTTAGAGCAGTACCAGCCAATGTGTAATTAATCAACACATCAGAAGTGCCTACATTTAACCAACCACCGGGAGTAGTTGCGTTTGCACCTAAAGCTACAGAACCAACAGAAGTGATTGTGCCAGTAGTTGTAAATGCTGTACCACCAATATCTAATACTGCAGTAGTTGCAGCACTAAATACAGTTGTAGTAACAACTTTAACATCAACGATTTGTGAGCCAGCTGGAACAGCGATTGGGCTACCAGTTAATGTACCAAATACAACGGGGAATGATTGAGAAACAACGGTGCAACCTGTGTTAGCTAAAGTAGTTGCAGTTGTGCCAGTTGTGTAACGATTTGTGCCTAATAGCCAAGGGCCTAGGTGAGTAGCGAATCCCATGAGGATCTCCTATATACAAGTTAAGCCTATTAATCGGTATATCGTCTGCTGGGGCAGTTAAATAGGCTGGTATCACCCAGATGTCCTAATAATACTACAAATAAAAAAGATGTGCAATAAAAATGCCCCCAAGCCTTTTGAGCAAGGGGGCTACTAACAGTCGAAACCATTAGCGGGGCACTAATTAAGCGCCTTGTGATCCCCACATTCCGAGTGGATCAGACCAGCCGAAGCTGTAACGCTCACGAGACTTGTAACGAACGTTACCTGTGTCGAAGTCACCGTCCATAGAATTGCTCAATGGGGTGCGGATGAAGTGCTTCATGCCGTTAGGTACATCAGTAGTCAAATACCAACCGTTTGTATCGGTTAGGAAGTGGTTAACTGTGTAGCCTTCAGGGATAGAACCATTGTTCTTCAAAGCGTTGATGTCGTTATCGGTTGTACCAACACGTAATTCAGTCTCGAGCAAGCGAGTTGCAACGAACATGAGGTTAGGTGGAACAATCAATTTACGTGGTTTAGCAGCGATTAACAAACCACGCTCATCAGTCCAACCGGCAATTTGAATAACTGCAGACTCCAAAGAAGTCTCATTCAAGTCGGTCATAGTTGTCTGTGTGTTGCTGTTTGTACCGCCAGAAACCAATGGGTGTGCTGTAGAGAACAAAGGTACGCCATCACCACCGTAGTAAGCGGCAGAGTTAGTAAATCCGTTGTTAATAACAGCAGCAGCTTTTACTTGCTTAGTGTAAGACATGGAACGTGCTAATGCCTTAGTATAACGAGCAGACAAAGAGTCATACAAGTTATCTTCGATAGCTTCTTCAGTTAAGCTGAAGCCCATTG